AACACCACAACTGGTGCTTTGGTGGTCACTGGCGGCATAGGCGTAAGCGGTAATATCAACGCAGGCAATGTGTCTGCCAACAATATCAGCGCAGGCCTGTTCACCTATGCAAACGGTGTGAGTATTTTAGCTGGAAACGAAGGCACATTTTCTAATGCCAATGTCACAGCATATCTAGCAGCCAATGCAATCTCATTTGCTGGCGGCAACATTGTTTCATCGGCACAGTTTTTTAGTACAAATAATTTTAGCATAACCAATGGCAATATTCTCAGCACTGGAGCATTGGCCGTTGTTGGCGGACTAACCATAGAAAACGGCACCATTGGTAACTTGGCCGGCCTGAGCGTGATCGGAAACGGCACCATATCAGGTAATCTAGCGATTGACGGCAATGTTACTGGCGGAGGTATTAGAAAAACTACCAGCACCACAGCACCGGTAAATCCAGTGGTTGGAGATTTATGGTACAAGAGCGACACGGATGTTCTTTATCAATACATCAATGACGGTGCTAGTAATTTCTGGGTAGACTATGTTGGCGCAACTGTAAGCAATGCTTCGCCAACATCTCCGCAAAGTTTACAAGACTTGTCTATTGTAAGTGGTACACCAAGCGCCAGTACTACAACTGGTGCTTTGACAGTAACCGGCGGTGCAGGCATCAGCGGCAACATAAATGCAGGCAATGTGTCTGCAAGCACTGTGAGTGGTAGTTTGTTCACTTTTGCCAATGGTGTAAACATACTTGCAGGCAACGAAGGCACATATTCAAATGCAAATGTCACTGCATATCTTGCCAGTTCAGACATTTCAATTGGCGGTAATATTTCTGCAAGCGGCTCTTATTTTGCAGCAGGTGGTTTATCTGCGCTTGGCGGAGTGCTCACAGTAGGTAATGTATTAAGTTCTGGTAGCAAAGCCATTGTTGGCGGACTTACTATTGAAAATGGTGGCTTTGGTAATCTAGCTAGTATAAATGTAATTGGCCTAGCCACCATTGGTGGGGACCTGGCAGTTACTGGCAATGTGTCTGGCGGCGGACTGAGGAAAACTGCCAGCACCACAGCACCTGTGAATCCAGTGCCTGGCGATGTGTGGTACAAGACTGACACAGATGTATACTATACCTATGTCAATGATGGCACAAACAGCTATTGGATTGACTTTGTTAGCGCCACTGTTTCTAATGCAGCAGTTCAGAACAGTGTCAATAACGATTTTAGAATAGCCAGCGGCACTGAAAGTTATGACAGTGATACCGGTGCGCTCACTGTGGTTGGTGGCATTGGTGCCACAGGCAATCTGTTCATTGGCGGTCTGATCAATGCCAATGGTAACATCATTGCCAACAGTAGAGTAGCAAGCATCAGCACCACTAGCGGAGCATTAGTAATTTCAGGCACAGGTGGGCTAGGTGTGGGTGGCGCAGTATTCATTGGCCAAAATGCAAACATTGGAACAACACTTAATGTTGGAACCAGTATGTTGGTTGGGTCTACACTCAATGTTGGATCCACTGCTAATGTAGTTGGTAATTTCAATACATTAGGTAATATCAGTGCGCAAGGTAGAGCAGACATTGCTGGCAATCTTGATGTTGTGGGCAGAGTTACAGGCGGTGGCATTCGTAAAACAACCAGTGTATCTGCTCCGGCTGGTCCGGTAGTGGGCGATCTTTGGTACAAGACTGATACTGATGTGTTGTATCAGTATGTGCATGATGGCACCAGTAACTATTGGATTGACTATGTAGGCCCAACCATAAGCAATGCTGCATTTGATTATGGTGTTGCATATGATTTTTCTATAACCAGCGGCACGGCTAGCACAGATAGCGAAAGCGGAGCATTTCAGGTAGTAGGCGGCGCAGGCATCACAGGAAATATTTTTGCCGGCGGATTGATATCTGCCAATGGTAATATTGTTGCCAACAGTGGTACAACCAGCGTAAGCACCACAACTGGTGCTGTGGTCATTGCCGGCACAGGCGGTATAGGAATAGGTGGCGCTGCATGGATAGGTGGCGCTGCATGGATAGGCACCAGTGCTAATATTGGCACAACACTAAATGTTGGCACCAGCGGCATTATTGGTACCAGTTTGAATGTAGGCGGCAACATTGTAGGCGCAAGTAATCTTGCTGTTGCAGGCCGAGCTGATATCGCAGGCGATGTTGCCATCACAGGAAATGTCACCGGTGGCGGTATACGCAAGACCACTAGTATTAATGCACCCGCGAATCCAGTGGTAGGAGATCTTTGGTACAAGACCGACACTGATGTGCTGTATCAATACATCAATGATGGTACTACAAACTTCTGGGTAGACTATGTTGGGGCCACGGTCAGCAATGCTGCGGTAGACAGCAGCACTAATGTAGATTTTACAATTACCAGCGGCACTCCAAGCACAGACACTGAAACTGGTGCTCTAAGAGTTTCAGGCGGATTTGGCATTACAGGCAATATCAATGCCAGCGGTATAATTAGTGCGTCTGGTAATTTAGTAGCAAATGCAACCACAGCAAGTAGCAATACCAGCACTGGCGCTTTGGTCGTGCGTGGCGGTGCTGGCATTGCAGGTGCTACCTATATCGGCGGATTACTCAATGTTGCTCAAACCCTAGCAGTTACCGGCAATATATCTGGTGCTAATCTTTTGGCTGGGCAAGGTAACTTTTCTAGCAATATATATGCTGCCAGTGCATTATTATCAGGCAGAATAGACATTGTTGGTTTGGCTACTGTGGGCGGCGACCTAGCAGTAACAGGCAATGTGTCTGGTGGCGGACTAAGAAAAACTGCCAGTACCACGGCACCTGTGAATCCAGTACCTGGTGATGTTTGGTACAAGACTGACACAGATGTATACTATACCTATGTCAATGATGGCACAAACAGCTATTGGATTGACTATATTGGTGCTACAGTTTCAAACGCAAGTCCAACCAGTTTACAAAGCATACAAGATCTAGCAGTGGTTGGGGGCACAGCAAGCACCAACACCACAAGCGGTGCAATAACTGTAATTGGTGGTGTTGGCGTTACAGGCAATATCAATGCTGGCAACATTACTACAGGCACAGCAACAGTAAACTTGCTAGTAAGTAATGGTGCTATTCAAGGTGCAAGTTTATCAGTTGCAGGAAACATTCAAGCCAATGGTTTTTCTGTTTTGGATGGAGCAATCTCAGCAGCTAATGATATAACCACAGTTGGTAATCTTTTGGCAGTTGGTTTGGCATCCATTGGAGGCAATCTAACATCCGGTGGCAGCTATTTCTCAGCTGGAGGAATGACTTCGCTGGATGGTAACATTGGCGGCTGGCAGTTCTCAATAACCAATGGTAACATAACTGCATATGGTCAACGAGCCGAACTAGGCGGACTGGTAATTGAAAACGGCGGGTTTGGTAATATTGCCAGTTTAGGTGTTATTGGTTCAGCTACCATCGGCGGAAATCTAACCATCACTGGTAATGTTACTGGTGGCGGTATTCGTAAAACATCTAGCCCCACAGCTCCACTCAATCCAGTAGTAGGCGATCTTTGGTACAAGACAGACACAGATGTATTGTATCAGTATATTAATGATGGATCTAATACATTCTGGGTAGACTATGTTGGCGCAACAGTCAGCAACAGTTCTGTAGACAATAGTATCAACAGCGATTTCACCATAGCCAGCGGCACAGCAGCCACCAGTTACAGCACTGGTGCTCTACGAGTAGTAGGCGGTGCTGGCATTACAGGAAACATATTTGCAGGTAACAATGTATCAGTTGGCGGAGATATTTTAGCTCAGAGTGCAATATTTGCAGCAAATTTAACAAGCAGTAATATCAGCACCGGAATTATCAGTGCCAACAGTATAGGTGCCGGCGGGTTTACTGCTATTGCCAACAGTTTGAGCGTACCAGGAGTGTTTGGTGTTACAGCCACGGGCAATCTCACAGCCGCCGGCCAATATTTTTCAGCAGGTGGGCTGAGCGTAACAGCAGGAAATATTTCTGCAACTGGTTTCAGTGTCACAAATGGTAATTTAATTGCAACCGGAACTACTGCCACCATTGGTGGACTAGTAATCAACAACGGCGGATTCGGAAGTCTTGCTAGTTTGGATGTCACAGGTAATGCTACAGTAGGCGGAAATGTCTCTGTAACAGGAAATATTACCGGCGGTGGTTTGCGTAAGTATGCTCAAAGCAGTGCACCAGCTGCGCCTGTAGTTGGCGATATCTGGTACAAAACAGATACTGATGTGGTGTATGAATACATCAATGATGGCACTAGTAATTTCTGGGTCGACCTTACCAGTGCTAGTGTGGCTAATGTCACTGCAAGTTATGACAACCTTGGGGATCTGAATGTAGTTGGTAATGTAACAGTCACTGGCGGATTTTTTAGATTTGCCAATGGAACTCCTTACATTACCACCACATTGGCCAACACCACTAATATTGTTGCCAATATCAGTAACGGTTTCAATGTTGGATTGGATCTAACCACCACAGGCGTGGCAGCAGGCAATTATGGCAGCGCCACCAGTATTCCTACCTTAGTTGTCGACAATTACGGCAGAGTCACTAGTGTTACTAGTAATGCTGTAAGCACCAGTTTTGGATTGCAAGGCAATGTTGGGTCCAGCACAGTCACCGGCGGCGATACCTTGGTAATAGTGGGCGTACCTAATCAAATCCAAACCACAGTGTCAGGCAACTCAATTAGCATTGGATTTACACCAAATATAAGTTTTACAGATTTTACTGTGACAGGCAATCTGGTATATGGAGAAAATGGCTTAAGAACAACTACTAGTACAACTCCTCCATTGAATCCTACTCCTGGGGACATGTGGTATCAAACAGGCACAGATATACTGTACCGCTACATAAATGATGGAAACAGTGAGTATTGGGTTGACTTTTTTAGCACGCCATTACGAGCAATTTTGCCCTCAAATGACATAGCGGGCGGCGACGGCCAAGTGCAGTTTTTTGACAACGCTGTGTTTGGCGCTAATACAGGTTTTGTTTTTGACAAATTTAATGGTACTCTTAGAGTTGAGCGTTTCCGCATAACGCAAACTCAAAGCCCAGCCACTCCTACAAGCACTGGCCAAACCGGCGAAATCACCTGGGACAATGCTTGGGTATATGTTTGTGTTGCTCCAAACACCTGGCGTAGAGCCGGTTTATACACATGGTAATTTGGGCTATAGCATAAATACTTTGAACAAATAAAAGGCAAGAAAACATGGCATTTCCATCAACCCCCGTAAACGGGCAACAGGCTACAGTCAACAACATACTGTATACCTACAATGCTACCTACGGTACATGGACTCGTCAAGCTACTCAAATCAGCAATGTGACCATTGCCGGCGCTAGTAGTTTGAGCCCAACCACTGGTGCTTTAGTGGTAACAGGCGGCGCAGGCGTAGTAGGACGCTTGAATGTGGGCGGACTGGTTAGTGCCCTTAGCGATGTTTATGTTATTGGTAATTTGTATGTGGCTGGTAACACTACCACTGTGGCCACCACAGAAATTACTACCAATGACAAAAACATCACACTAGCAAATAATGCAATTAACGCTACACAGGCAAGAGGTGGCGGCATCAGCATTGGTTACAATGGAACCTATGGCAACATCAGCATCTATGACGGCGTTTGGATGACACCAAACGATTTTGACTTCCAAGGTCAAGTGACCGTTAATGGAGCACAAGTTACCACAGACAACTTTTCTGCCGATTACGGGTTGATTGTCAATCCAGTTGGATTAACTAGAGATTATGGGAGCATAGCATAAAATGCCAGCAACACAAGTACAATTTCGTAGAGGTACTACAACACAGCACAACACCTTTACTGGTGCGCTAGGTGAGGTTACACTTGACACAGATAAAGATACCCTCATTGTCCATGACGGTTCCACCGCTGGCGGTATTGCAGAGCTTGTAACAAAGACTGGATCACAGACTTTAACTAACAAGACTCTAACCAGCCCAACATTCACCGGCAACTTGAACGCAGACAACGTTACAATTGGTGGCACACTGTCGTATACCGTTGCGCCGGCTTCGAATTTTACAGCAAACTCAATTGTTCCTAAAAGTTACATAGATGGCGCTGTGATTATATTCGGGGTATGATGTTTGCAAAAACTAAACAAAATCTATCGTGCTAACTACGGTGGTGAGCGCATTACCACCGAAGCAGCCTTTAGGAACAGTGAATGGTTATACAAAACAGAGTGGATTCCAACAGCAGTAGCAAACAATCACATAAGCAAAATTGCCACAGTAATTGGCAATGGCAACAGTAGAAAAATTTTCCCAATTGGTTTAGTTGTTAAACATCTTAGTGGCAGACTAGGTGCTACCAGTATGCAAACCTATGGCTGTAACGCTCTTTATAGAGAATACGAACCAACATTTTTAGTCACAGTCGGCGACGATATTACCAACGAACTTGCGCAAAGTGGTTATTGCGACAGGCATATTGTTTATGCCAACAGTGATAAAATAATTCGACATCCTAACAAATTTTATCTAATACCGCAAGACTTTATTAGCAATGCAGGCACCATAGCCACATACTTGGCTTGTTTTGACGGTCACGAGAAAGTATATCTTATTGGATTTGATAACAGCGCAGGCGAATATTACAACAACACAGTGTATGCTGGTAGTCATGGTTATGCTCCTATCAATCACAACTACAGTGATGATTACTGGATTATGAGCATGGAAAGAGTCATGAGCATGTACAATGAAGTTGAATTTGTACGAGTAACTTCTACACCTAACTATGTTTGTCCGCCTAGTTGGAGCAAGTTACCAAATTTCAGACAGATTCATTTTCAGGCCTACTTGATTGAAGCTGACATAGGCGTAACCTAAGAGTTCAGTTTTTCGATAGTTTTAATCTTACTAATTACTTCATCAAATTTGAATGTACGCCATACACCCGGGTGTAGAGGTTTAGGGTAGTTTTCCAATGGTACCCAACAAAACCCAGTATGTTCGTGATTGAGCACAGGAATAAATTCTGCGTCAACCACAATCATAAAAGTATGATATGAAAACTGTTGATTGGTGCTGGTAAACTTTTCTATTGGTACAGGTTTGGCATTGTCAATAACCCCACCCAGTTCTTCTAAAATTTCTCGATGCAAGGCTTGAACAACTGTTTCGCCTTGTTCAACTTTGCCGCCGACTAGCCCCCAGCTGTTTCTGTGTTTGCTTGAGCTACGCAGCAAGAACAAATATCTATGAGTGTCTTTTGCATAGATAAGTGCACCACAACTTTCTACAAAACGATTCTCCATTCTGCCTCTCTATACAATCCTTCGTAACTTTTGATCCACTCGGCACCAGTCCAGCGTAATTGTACTCCGGTAGCGGTATTGGTCACATACTCTACTTCGTTGGCAGAGTTACTATCAAACACCACTTGCCATGCATTACCGTCATAGTATACAATATCATTGGCCCTGGCCACAAGTGGTTTTCCGTTCGGATTCCAGGCTTGTGAAAAATCAGTGTTTGGTAAATCGTCTATGTCTTCAAGTATAAGGTATCTTGTGCCAGCAGCAACTTGATAGTTACCCATGTTGTCAAACAGTAGGTCAATGACAGAATTCTTGTGGGGGTTGACCACAGCATCAATTGCAGTCAAGGTGTTCACAGGCACTGTATCACTTACCACTCCAAACAACAACGAAGTGTCGTCAGTAGGATCATAAGCCACAGTTCCAACCAGTTCGCCACCATTGGGCATGTCTAAACGAATTTGGCTTATACCATTTTCCAAAGATCCGTATTGGTTGATAATGCTACGCCAGATCTGAGGATCGTTGTCATACACTTCCACATCATCAGATTCTATAGAATTGTCCCCTTGCGCTGAACTGGCGGATACTAGCCGTAGCTTATTGCCAATCAACACTACACCGTAGCTTAGAACAGTCAATGCTCGTCTAATTAAAATTTTGTCTTCGTCAAATATGCTCTTGTCCAATGCACCAGTACTGTCATACACACTGTTAATAATTTTTTGGATAACCCCCATCTGAGTAACCTTGGCAGGCGGAGCAATCCATACTGGTAGTTCAAAAGTCATGGTTGCAATGTCAATAGGATCTTCTGTTCCAACCGGCACAGTACGGCTGCTCCAGTTCATGTCAGTGAGTAAAACATAGCTAAGACTAGTCCAATCTATGTAGTTGTCAGTGCTTTGTATCTCCAAGGCAGGATTAAACAAGGTAGCAATTTGTTCAATGAGTTGCAACTTTTGTTCAGTGTTACTGGTCCATATATCCAACTTGATAGTCATAAGATACGGAACAGGCATAGGGCGCTCAACAGTGTAAGTATCACCTTGCTGGTCAGTTTGCATGCCTGTAATTGGGTCATACATGCGTTCGCGAATTTGCATCTTGCCAATGAAGTTTGGTTCTTGCATACGCTGCCTGTCGTACTGCAACGAACTTATATAAAATGCCATGGCTGGTACGGCCTGTAAAACATTTTCACTGTTTCGTGCTAGAATTTGAGCAGCCTGTCTGCTGGCGTCGCCATAAAACACCGGAACAGTTTGCAAAGCCAGTTGACTGGTTGCGGCATCAGTTTTTCCAAACTGCACTTGAAAGTTGCTGACCATCCGAGTGAATTGCAGCAAGAACCTGCGGATTTGATTATCGTAAAAAAATTGAACAGCCATTAATTATCTGCCTCTGGTCTAAGTGCCTTGCTAAGGCTTTGACGCTGCGGCCTAGTGTTGCCTTGCAGGTCGGTAAATGTGCCGGTATTGTTTACAAAAATACTGCGTTGAGTTTCATTGTTGTTAGCACCAGGTGTAAGGTTGGTTCGTACTTTGTCTTCAATTTTGACCCAACGATTACCACTGTATCTAAACAGTCTATTTGGAACATAATCCAAGCGTAGGAAATAGTCACCACTCTTGGGGTCGCCTGGAAACGCCACACCCATGCCTACATCTAATCCATTGGGTCCTAGCCCATCGCCGGTTAGGTAACCTTGTATCTTGGCATTTGGTGTTGCCTGACCAGAATCCGCTGTGGTGCTTACACTGCTGGTATCAACCACGCCGTTGCTGTTAACACGATAACCCAGTGGGTCTCTGTGTTTGTTGTTTTCCACAGGCACTGTATAGAACTTGCTGATGTCATAGCCACTAGAGGGAACTTCTACTTCTGCTTGCTCGATGACTGCTTCGTTTATGTCAAGATATTGTTGATAACTGCTCAATATGCTTCCTATGCTGGTTGCAGTATTTGCATTGTTGGCAGTAAACGGATCACGATCTGCAGATATCTTGTTAAGAATGTCCTTGTACTCTTGACTATCAACCAGCGGCTGTAGTTTTACTCGCCATAGGTGCGGGTACCATGTAGGGCTAAATCCTTCGGCTGCTCTAGTTGCCTCAACTACACTATAGAAGCGTTGCAAAGCAAACGGAACATTTGGGTCCAGGCTGTGAAAATCACGCAGGTGCATGAGTTCCAACACATCACCTGACATGAGTTTTCTTCCCAGTAGATGTATCATGTCATTCAAATGGAATGTCATGAATGTGGTGCCCTGTGCTAGAAAAATGCCAAACTGCCTTAGGTCAAAATCTTGATCTTGCACTTGATAGATTCCGCGCATGCTGTACACATCGGCGTCGTACTTTCTGTCACGATTTTCTAAGAACAATAAATCTTGAATATTCAGTTCGCTTTGAGTTACATAATCTGGACGAGTAGCATCAGTACCAGAATTGTTATTTTCTGTGCCCAAATACTTGTGTACCAAAACACCAGTACCACCAATGGTGAACATTTCGCTGATCCTGCGATCTATGAATTTATAATCATTACCATGATTTTCGCGCCAAAGGCTCAAGCGTGGCATTTTGGTATCCTTTTGTGATATTTATCTATATTGACTTTAGCTCAAAACGCTGTTACACTAGATCCATGCGAGTACAAACTGCCGTAGATTGGGACAAAGTTGGAGCAGAATTGCGTAATAATATGCATGCTGCGCCAACCAAATGTCGTAAGGACCTGTCCAGGATGTTGGGTCATATAGAAGGTCTTGTGCAAAAGTTGGGTGCAGAAGAAGTGGTGCTTCGTCGTACTAAAAAAGCAACCAGTCCTGTGGCAGACCAGTTTCGCGCTCAGATAAACGAAAGTATTAATGAGTACGAAAAATGGCTGATGTTAGCATATTTGCAACATGGTTGACCTTTTTTCCGTTTTTGCGTATAATTACAAAGTAATCAAACTTTGGGAGCATGTATGACCACAGCCGCTAAAAGCAAACCTGTTGCAAAAAAAGCAACAAGAGGACAAAGTATAAAAGCACCTCCAAAAAAGAAACCCGCTGTGCGCCGGGCACATTTAGCAGATGAAAAGTACACAGGCTACGAGCCACAGTGGGATACCGAACGAGCCCTTGCCATGAGCGACGCAGATTTTGACCATCATTTGCGTAGAAGTTTTTATTACTACAATTACCACTATGCCAGCAAGGATCTCAAACCAGACTTGATCAAATGGCTACAAGAACAGAAACTGTTTGCTGTTAGTAAAACAGAACTTGGCAAGGTTATCAAAAGTCGTTGGGTGCCAATGACCGCTTGTAGTATTATTGCCGCACACAACCAAGGCATGCCACTGCGTGGCAGGATTCCTGCGTATCTTGAAACCATGGTACGAGATGTTTGCGAAAAATATGATTACTATAACGAAGGCGATGACGAAACATCTTCAGCGGAAGCCCCCAAGCCCGCAGTCAAAGTTCCCACTATTCAGGACCGCTTGAACGAAAAGATGTCAGCTACTCTTGGCGAGCTAGAAGGTTATTTTGATGATGTGGTAATTGATGTCAAAGGTGACTTCAAACCCTACGACTTTTTGGTTTCACAAAATGTGCCACAAGCACAACTTGGTAAAGTTGAAACGGCATTTGACAAGACTCGTGCAGAGTTTGAAGCCGCACAGGCCAAGCAGGATGACCAATTGATTGAAGCCTACAAGCATTTCAAGGCTGCTGATTACAAGCGTATCTATGCCTGGCTAGACGAACTGCAACAGGCAGTGGAACAGTATCGCGGTGTAAAGAAAGCCACTAAGAAACTGCGAGTAAAGAAAAGCCCTAGCAAAGAAAAGTTAGTAGCCAAGCTCAAATATGCCAAAGAGAGCAAAGAACTCAAACTGGTGAGCATCAATCCAGTGGACATTGTTGGAGCCGCAGAACTTTGGGTGTACAACACAAAAACACGCAAGTTGGGCAAGTATGTGCCAGGCGCCTACAAAGGTGGCATAAGTGTAAAAGGTACAACTATCTTGGATTTTGATGAGACCAAGAGTGTGCAAAAAACGCTGAGAAAACCAGAACAGCAATTGATTGAGTTTATGAAATCTGGCAAAGTGCAACTGCGAGCATTCCTTACAAACATCAAGGCCACAGAAACCAAACTAAACGGGCGTATCAACGCCGATGTGCTGTTGCTAAAAGTTCAATAACAAAGATAGTTCAAAATCCCCGTGTGCTAAATACAGCATACGGGGATTTTTTATGGCCACACTCAAAACAGGACTCAACGGAAGGCAAGCTCTAACAACAGACAGCTTGGGCGGCCCGGGTCCAATTGCCTATGATGAAACCGGACTCACGGCTACCAGTACCAAGCGAAAAGAATTAGAAGACTATATCCGTTTTCGCCTTGGTGACGGCATGGTTGATGTGGAACTGGATCCAGCGCACTACAAGACTGCAATAGACAAAGCTCTATCAAGATACAGACAACGAGCTCAAAATGCCGAAGAAGAAAGCTATGCTTTCCTTGAGCTGTTGCCAGAAACACAAGAATATATCCTGCCAGCTGAAATACAAACTGTGCGTCAAGTGTTCCGCAGAGGTATTGGCAGCGTGACAGGTACCACTGCCAGCCAATTTGAACCATTTGCATCAGGTTACTTGAATACCTATATGTTGGTAGCAGGCCGTGTGGGTGGCTTGGTCAACTACGAATTGTTCAGTCAATACCAAGAGTTGGCCATGCGCATGTTTGGCGGCTACATGAATTTTACCTGGAATCCAGTTACCAAGAAGTTGACACTTGTGCGCAAAATGCCCAACACCGGGCACAACTATCGCCGCATGAAAACTCTCAGCGCCAGCGGCACAGCAGTAGGCAGTACAATCACTTTTGAAATGCAAGATCCTTGGGACATAGTCACGGTAGGTAGTACCATTGGAATTATCAATTGTCCTGTTACAGGATACAACAACACCTATGAAGTTTTGACAGCATCCAATGGCAACACGCTGTTTACTATTGAAAGCAAAGAAATTCTTGGTGCCACAGTGGTGAATGGATACGAACTAAACAAAACAAATATCTATGCACCGGGCAATGAAGATCCTTCTGAAACAGTGCTGCTATGGATCTACAACAAGAAGCCTGAAAGCATGATACTCAACGACGATAGAATATATCCTTGGATAGCAGATTATGCCTTGGCCACAGCCAAGGACATGTTGGGCCAGGCCCGAGAAAAATTTGCGCAAATTGCTGGCCCACAAGGCGGCACACAACTGAACGGATCTGCGCTTAAAACCGAAGCAAAAGCCGAAATGGATGCACTAGAAGAAGAGCTAAAGCGTTTCATTGACGGTAGTCAACCATACACATGGGTAATAGGATAAACATGAAAACCAACGACATTGTAGAAAATTATAATCCTGAATACGACGACGAAGCAGGAATGGCAGATAACAATTTAGAGACCCTTGAGCGAGCAGTACAAGGTATTGACGAACTAATCAACACAGGTGATAATTTACCTGAATGGTGTCAGGAAAAGATTGCTGTTGCCAAAAGCATGCTGGTCACAGTGTGGGATTACATGAAAAGCGAGGATGAAATTCAAGATCCTGAAATTGCTGAAATGTATGAAGCAATGGAAATTTTTGCAGAAGAAGTTGCCGCAGCAACACATACCACCGTTGATGCAGTATGGGAAAACTTTGAAGCCATGAACGACAACCAACTGTTTGAAACTGCGGCATGGCGGCGCAAAGAAGGCAAGAGCAAAAAAGGTGGACTCAATCGCAAAGGTGTGGCAAGTTATCGTAGAGAAAATCCAGGTAGTAAGTTGCAAATGGCTGTCACTACTAAACCAAGCAAACTCAAAAAAGGTAGCAAAGCTGCAAAACGCCGTAAGAGCTTTTGTGCAAGAATGGGCGGAGTCAAAGGCCCAATGAAAAAGCCCAATGGTAAACCCACACGCAAAGCATTGGCTTTGAGGAAATGGAACTGCTAAATGAAAATTCGTGAAATTATAAATGAAGTTCGTGCTGGCAGTGTGCCTAACAACTACAAGGAGTCCAACCCAGGTTTGCATCTGTTCAGCGATGCTGAAAGATCCAACACTGATTATACGCATTTTCGTTTAGGGTTGGCTCTGGCCTGCGCAGACGGTAAAGGCAATACAGCTAACATGGATCCAAAAACTTTTTTTGGTAAAAAACACACCGCACATCCTTATACCAAAGAAGAAGATGACATGCTGAAGCAAAGTTACAAATTGGTTGGAGCTAACTATAAAGATCTAAACAAAGGTAACATGCGTAGCCTTGAACTTAAAGACACAAACAAACAAAGTCTGGTGCCTGTAAAGAAAAAGAACAAATATGGTGTTTGACATTCATCAAAATTTGTTGTAAACTAGCCCCATACTCAGGGGCTTTTTTATGATCATAGGCATTTGTGGTTTGATAGGCGCAGGCAAAGACACCGCAGCAGATTATCTGGTTGGCTTTCATGGATTTCGTCGTGACAGTTTTGCTAACACACTCAAAGATGCAGTAAGTGCTGTGTTTGGATGGGACAGAGAACTGATAGAAGGACGCACACCAGAAGCTCGTGCCTGGCGTGAACAAGTGGATGAATGGTGGTCTACCAGGCTCAATATACCGCATTTGACTCCGCGGTGGATTTTACAATACTGGGGTACAGATGTATTGCGTAACAACTTTCATGATGATATTTGGATTGCAGCCCTGGAATCCAGACTGGCCAAACGCAGTGATCATACAGTGATCAGCGATGTGCGTTTTCCTAATGAAGTAAAAGCTATACGAGCTCAGGGTGGAAAAATTGTGTGGATACAGCGCGGTGCTGTACCCCATTGGTACGAAATAGCTGAACGAGCCAACGCAGGCGACACCAAAGCACAACTGTGGTTGTCAAATAACAATATTCATGCCAGTGAAACCAGCTGGGCTGGAACAGATTTTGACATGATTATAAACAACAATGGTAAGATTGAAGACTTGTACACTCAGATTAGAAGTCTGGTACAAGGTCCGCAGCACGCCAAGGAAGTCGCGATCTATAAACCACTTGCTGACAGTTTAGGCATATAGTTTTAAGATTGCTTCTATCAGTGTTGCGTTTATTACCGTCAATATGAAAAACTCCAAGCTGTTTTTCTGGTAACTCAGCTTTGAAACCGCACATGTCACAGTGCGGTTTTTTTCTGTATCCGCTTTTGTACCATTGTGGTGGACTGGGCTTTAATCTTTTGCCTTTCCTAGCACAAGTGCCGCATACGGCTCTAAAATAAGTTTTACCGTTGCGAATATAGTTTATAGCCACCTGCTGTTGATGGCAAGCCCCACACATATTGCGTTCATTCATGCAAATATTTATAGGAGACCTTTATAAAGGCTCCTGTAACCTGGTTGTTTTGCCAAAACCAAATAAATATCTAGAACCGTCAAATATAAAGGACAGACGACATGGCAACTTTAACTTCACCAGGCGTTAGTATTACAGTTACAGATGAGAGCCAGTATGTACCCGCAGGTACCGGCACAATTCCTCTGATTCTAGTAGCAACGCAACAAGACAAAACTAGTCCAGCAACTGGTACAACTGCTGCTGGCACCACCAAGGCAAACGCAGGCAAGCTATTAAGCTTCACTAGCCAACGCGAGCTGATTAACAGTTTAGGATACCCAACATTCCGCACCAGTGCCGGCGCCAGCTTGCACGGCGACGAGCGCAACGAATATGGTTTGCAAGCAGCGTATAGTGCATTAGGCATTGGTAGTCAGTGCTTTGTAATTCGTGCAGATATTGATCTTGAGCAACTTACAGCCACCAGTATTCGTCCTAAGGGCGAAGTAACAAATGGGTTCTTGTGGTTGGATCTTGCCAACACAGACTTTGGTGTGTATCAGTGGAGTCAGACCACCCAGTCACACAGCAAAATTACACCAACCATTATCACCGCTGCTAGCGATGTTCAATCTGATGCGTTGAATACTCCAAACAGTAGCGTTGGCCAAGTTGGTACCTATGCCGTTGTAGCACGAAATGTTAACCATCCTTTGTTCTACAAAAATGCCAGTAACGAATGGGTGCCAGTAGGCACAGCTGACTGGCAGAAAGCATGGACAACTGTACAAAGCACATACAGTACCTACGCTAGCAACGAAGTGTCCGGTACAGGCAGTGTATCAGTTACTATTAACGGTACTGTGGTAACCATCACTGGTGCAGGCGCACAAGCCACTGGTGCAGAGGTAGTTACTAGTATCAATAGTGCGTTTGCAGCCAATTATGGTGATGGAATTCGCGCCGAAATTGACAGTAACGGTCGTTTGGTTCTCCGCGCAACCTCCGCTGCAATGAGTGACGGTAGCAATGCTGATGGCAAGATTATTATTGCCTCAGGTGCAGGTGCAACAGCACTTGGTTTGACTGCGGGCACTTACTATGCACCAATTTTAGATTTTGGTGCCTACACAGATGTTCCAACTTTTGCCACAGGCGAAGCAACTCCAGCACCCACAGGGTCTGTATGGATCAAAACCAGTGCAACTGGCAGTGGCGCTAGCTGGGCAATTAAAAAATACAACAGCACAACTGGTCGTTTTACTTCACTGGCTGCTCCGTTGTATGAAAATAGACAGGCAGCCACTTATGGGTTAGATCCATTGAATGGCGGCAGTGGTGTTGCTGACGGCAGTATTTTTGTTCAGCACAGCAGTCTAGATGGTTATCCTGCCACATTCAAAGTGTATGCAAGAACAGGCACTGGTGCTCTTAAAGTAACAGGCGCTGTTCCAAGCAGCAGCTTTACTATTGGACACACATTTACTCTAGCAGTAAGTGCAGCAGGCTCTGCTAGCCTAACAGCATACACTTTCAGCGGCAGTTTTGCAATAGCATCAACCACAACTGATGCTTTTGTTAGCTTAATTCTCAGCCGTAACATTCCAGATGTGTATGCTGTAAAAGAGACCAATGGTGCTATCAGCCTGTTTCATCGCTCCGGCGGCGAAATTGTATTGATTGACACCACAGCTGGTGGAGGTAATCCAATTACCACAGCTGGTTTTACCACTAGCACTGCTGGCATTGAATATGAATACAGTGGCGTATATACAGGTGCAATTCGTGCTAGTAAATGGACCGCAGTTAGTACTGCTTTGACCTTTAGTGTCGAAACTCCATATGTGGCCCCAGAAGATGGCACACTGTGGTATTATGGAAATGCTACCGAAGCTGATGTAATGATTTGTGGCACCAACGGATGGAAAGGATACCGCACAGTAACCAGTGATGCTCGTGGCTATAATCTAAGCAACACTGACCCAGCTGGCCCAATTTTTTCAGCTACGCAGCCAACTCTGCAGAGTGATGGCACAAGTTTGGTAGCCGGCGATCTTTGGGTTGACACTGCTGATTTAGAAAACTTTCCTAAATTATATCGTTATGATGCTACCGAATGGAATATCATTGACAAAGCAGATACAATTACACAAAACGGTATTCTGTTTGCCGATGCCCGTTGGGACGCTAGTTTAGATAACAGTGGCAACAGCGTGGGTGGTATTGTTGACCCAGTAAGTGGCGACATTCCAGAAATTGCGACCATGGTGTTGAGCAATTACATTGATTTAGATGCTCCGGACTTTAGACTATATCCACGCGGCACACTGCTGTGGAACACTCGTCGTAATGGTATGAATGTAAAACAATTTGTCAATGACAAATTCAATACAACTGCCTATCCTGACGCAGACGACACTGGTACTAATCAAGTGGGAACTATTCCTGATTTTGCCAGTACCTGGGTAAACGCCAGTGGTGTAGACACCAGCGGTAATCCTTATCATGGACATCGTGCTCAGCGTCAAATGGTAATCAAGGCACTCAGAGCTGCCATTGACAGCAATACTGATATTCGCGAAGATCAATATCAGTTTAATTTGATTGCTTGCCCTGGCTATCCTGAGTTGATAACCAACATGGTAACATTAAATGTGGATCGTAACGAAACAGCCTTTATAATTGGCGATACTCCATTGGATCTACCGCCAACCAGTACTGCACTCACAGCATGGAGTAATAACAACGAAACTTCTGGTAGTGTGTATGCTGGTGTATACTATCCAGCAGGTTTAAGCAATGACATTAACGGCAATGAAGTTGTGGTTCCAGCAAGCCATATGGCACTGCGCACATTTATCTACAGCGACAACATAGCATATCAGTGGTTTGCGCCAGCAGGCACTCGTCGTGGTCTAGTGGATAATGCTACTGCGGTTGGATATGTTGATTACACAACTGGTAATTTCATTCGTACAGGCATTACACAAGGGCAGCGAGATACACTGTATCAATTGCGTATTAATCCTATCAGTTTGTTGCCAGGTGCAGGATTGGTTGTTTACGGAAACAAAACACGCAGTCCTATTGCTCAAAGCACAGATCGCGTGAATGTAAGTCGCTTGGTAAACTACATTCGTACAATCCTTACCAGCATCAGTAACAGCTACTTGTTTGAACCAAATGACAAGAGCACCCGCGATCAAATTAAAACAGCAATTGAAGGTGCTATGAATGACTTGATCGCCAAGCGCGGCATATATGATTACCTGGTTGTTTGCGATACTAGCAACAACACCAGCGATCGTATTGCAAGAAATGAACTATATGTTGACATTGCGATCGAGCCAATGAAGAGTGTGGAATTTATCTACATTCCAATTCGTTTGAAGAATCCTGGTGCCATCGAAGGAGGCGGTAGATAATATAACCAGATAATGGAGTAGGGTCACCTACTCCATTTTGGTCAACTTTACCCATAAATAAGTGTAATAGGAGAAAATAAAAATGGCTGTTGCATCATTATCTAAATTCACAGTACCATTGGTAACAAACCAAAGTGCATCAGCACAGGGTCTGTTGATGCCAAAGTTGTCATACAGATTCCGGATCACATTCACCGGGTTTGGTGTTAGTAATCCAAAAACAGAATTGACCAAACAAGTAATGGACTTTACTCGTCCACAGGTTCAATTTGATGAAATCACTGTTGATGCTTACAACAGCAGAGTAAAATTAATAGGCAAGCCAATGTGGCAAGACATCACCCTTAACTTGCGCGACGATGCCCCGGGCAATGTCAGTCGATTGGTTGGCGAGCAATTACAGAAACAATTTGATTTTATGGAACAGAGCAGTGCAGCAT